TTTGTTAGTTACCCCGGATGCCATGCGCGCCTCCTAGAAGATCGTCAACTGGCCGCTGGCCAGGCTGGCCTCCTGCCACTCGTCCATCTGCCAGCCGGTCGCGTCGATGGCCTTGGCGCCGTCGTAGGCCAGCAGGCGACCGCCGACCGTGCGACACAGCTCCTGCGGGTCGCGCCCATACCAGTGCCTCTTGCCCGTGATCAGCCCTGCCCACAGCGCGCTGTCGCCGTGCCGGTCCAGCCAGGCGTTGAAGGCATCGTCGGGCGTCTCGATCTCGACCGCATCCATCGCCCAGATGACCTGCCACTCGCCTTCCGTGAGCCCCGGACAGTCGCGCCGGTTGACGTTGTCCACCTCGCGGTGGCCGAAGCACGTGCCCGGCTCCAGGTCGATGGCCCAGCGTTGCCCGATGGCCGGCAGCAGGAAGGCCAGCGCCCCCATCTGCGCCTCGGTGTAACCGCTCAGGTCGGGCCGGTCCGGGTGCGGCTGGGCCGGGCTGTAGCCGACGCACTCGATGCCGATGGTCTCCACGTTGGGGTTGATGCCCTCCGTCACCCAGCGCTCGACGACCGCGATGCTGGTGTTGGGGCCGACCAGCACGCCGTTGATCCAGGCCGTGTCGGGCTCGCGCACCAGCGCCGTGATGACGCCGTTGCGCTCGACGATGTAGTGGGCGCTGACCTTGGCGGCCGGGTTCTTGAACCAGTTGATCGTGCCGGCCGCCGAGCCCGACTGGGTGATGTGCAGCAGGATCGCCCGCGGGCGATGCCCGGCCCGGCCCTGCGAGTGGTTCAGCGCCAGGTAGTCGGCGTAGACGGCCGGCGCCGGCGCGCGCGTGGCGAAGATCTGCTCGTCGTCCTGATCGGCATACTCGTTCATCGCCGCCAGCATGGCGTTGAGGTAGCCGCTGGGGTCGTTCAGGTCGCCCGCGGGCGCCCAGACCGCCCCGCTCGGGTGATCGAAGACCTCGCCGATGCTGCCCCTGGCGCCGTACGGTGCGACGGCCGGCCAGGTCAGCGAGGCCAGCCGCCCGGCCGTCGCGGCCAGGCCGTCGAACCAGGACGGGAAGACCGGGAAGACGCCCGACCGGCCCGGCACTACATCGGCCGGGCAGGCGCCGAACGATGGCGAGCGCGTGTTGCCCCAGGAGCGCGTGCGGATGGCGGTGCCCGCGTTGCCCATGCTGCTCTCGTGCTGGAACATGGCCAGGATGAAGCACGGATCGACGCCCCAGGCCCGCGCCTCCTCCCAGTACGCCTCGGGCGGGCGCTCTTCGAGGAGTTGGCGGTTGGCGGGATACGCCTCCAGCGCCGCGACGAACCCGGCACTCGTGATGCGGCAGGTGTCCAGGAAAGGATCGAACGCGCTGATCATGGGGCGCTCCTCAGGGCACGAGGTTGGTCGCCACCCACGCCGCGAGCCCGAGCGCGATCAGATTTGCGCGCGAGCTGGCCGGGGGATACGCGGCCACGAGAAACAGCACCAGTGCCAGCAGGTATAGCAGCGTCTTGAGGCTGTTCATGGTGATGTGCTCCTCGCCAGCAACTGGCGCTCAATCCGGTCCATCTGTATCCGCAGCTCGGCGTGGTCGATCTGGATCTGGGTGAGTTGCTCATTGGTGCGGGCCGCCTCCACCAGCATGGATTGTTGGAAGGCCCGCACGTCGTCGATCAGGCGCGAGCCCAGGACGACGATGGCCACGATCAGGATGATGGAGATGAGCGCGCCCAACCCCCGCTCGCTCAGGATGCCGGCCGCGACGCGGGCCAGGCCGCCGCCGCCGCCCGCACTCACAGTTCGGGCTCGGGTTCATCGGGCGTGGCCGCCGCTGGCAGGGTCACGGGCTCCGGCGCGGGCTCCGTCGGCGGCGGCGGCTCGACCACCACCATCTGGCCGTTGGCGATGGCCATGCGCAGCACCACGTAGAAGTCGTCCACTGTCACCCCCAGCGCGCGGGCGTAGTTGACGTGCAGGCTCGGGTCGCTGGGCAGCCCGTTCTCGCCGGCCGCCGCCAGCATCTCCACCCACTTGTCGAGCGCGGCCGTCAGCGTGTAGCGGTGGAGGTACTCGTCTTCAAACTCGGGCGCCAGGAATACCATGCTGTCCTCCCCGCGTCAGATGGCCCGCGTGGCCGAGGCGCGCGCCGCCCCGTACCACCGCTCCAGCACCGCCAGCGCGTCGTCGGCCGGGTCGCCGAGCTGCATCTCCATGCGCGCCAGGCCGCCGTCCTGCAAGCTCAGCCGGATCTCCTGCACCTGCATCGTCGTCGCCGTGAACGGCAGCCGCTGGCTGGTCAAGGACACCGTGTCGCCCGGATGGAGGCCCAGCGTCAGCAGGCTCTCGGCATACTCGATGTCGGTGATGACGACGCTCACGTTGTGCAGCAGGCTGTCGCTGGCGTCCACGATGGTGCGCGCCAGCGCGGTGCGGGCGCTGTGGCCGCGCAGTTGATCGTTGTAGATGACCCGTCGGATCTCGTGGTGCCGCTGAATGAAGTCGCCGCCGGTCGTCTGCCACGTCTCGATATAGGGCGTGGCCGGGTCGTAGATGAGCGGCTCATTGGCCGCGTGGGCGTAGACCGTCGTGCCGCCGCGGATGATGATGGCCCCCGCGCCGGACTGGTAATCGACCTGCCAGACCTCCGCGGTCCCGGTCCCCGGATTGATGGCGATGATGCTGCGCTCGAAGTAGCGGTCCTGCGTCCCGAAACCGATCGGGATGGTCGCCACGCCCGCCCCGATGGCGCTGTAGACCGTCGTGGCCGGCCCCTGGTTGCGGATGGCGATGGCGACCCGGCTGGCCATCCGCGTCGCGTCGGGCTGGTAGCTCGTGATGAGGCAGTTGCCCGGACTGTCGAGCAGCACCGTGGCGGTGCGGTTGGCGTTGACGCTGGCGCCGGCCTCGAAGGTCCAGGTGCCGGAGCTATCCACCCCCGCCCGCCACTCCCAGCCCTCGCTGTCGCACACGAGCTGGATGATCTCCAGTTGGCTCATGCCCGCGTAGATCAGCCGATCGGGGGTGTAGGTGCCGACGGCGATGGTGCGCGATCCGGACGGGAACCATGACGTGCCCGGATACGACGGCCCGCGAATGCACAGGTCGAGCACGCGCCGGATGACATTATCCGCCCGGCTGGCGCTGGCGGCGCTCGTGCGCACTAAGACCTGCGGGTTGGGGTTGACGGCCGTATCGTCGTTCGGTTGCTGGCCGTGAAACTGGACCAGTGCCATGGCCGACCCGAGGCCGGCGAGCTGGATCTGCCCGCCGTTCTCGCCGCCCGGTACTGCCGCCTCGGCCTGGAAGCCGGCCAGGAACGGCACGCCGCCGCGGTTCACCTGCAGCTCGCGCCAGGCGTCGAAGCGGGTCAGGGTTGTGCCATGACTGCTGCCACCGGGCGCCCACGGGATGGTCGCGGAGAGCGCGTGCGGCCCGCGGCGGCCGAGCGTCACGGTCATGGTCTCGTAGCCGACTACCTGCTTCGTCAGGCTGGCGGAGTTGCTGAGTGCCCCGCCCACGCTGTAGCTTTCTTCGAGCAGCAAGTCCCACGCCGGCAGCGGCATCAGCGCACCTGCCGGATCGTCTGTGCCCGCGCGCGCACGTCGGTCAGCGCCGCCTGGCCCATGTCGCGCGCGTACTGGTAGGCGCTGTTGCTCACCGTCACCAGGACACACTGATCGACGTAGATGGCGCCGCCGCCGCCGAAGGCCGAGCGCGTCAAGCGCGGCGAGATGACATCCGTGCCGTTCCAGCCCGTGCCGACCACCGAGATCCACTTCCAGGTACCGGCCGCGCCGAGCGCGCTCGCGGTCCATGGTTGGTAGCTGCCGGTCAACGACCCCGGCACGCTGGCGTTGCGGATCTCCAGCGCCACGCCGTCGCTGGCGCTGACGCCCGAGTTGTAGACGCGCGCGTAACAGGCCACCACCGTGCCGGTCGGCGGGTTGCGCATCAGGTGCAGCTCGACCCAGTCGTTGAGCGCCGGCAGCGTGACCGCGTTGTTGCTGCCCCCGCCCGACGAGCCCGCGACCGTGACGATGGCAGCCGTGCCGAAGCGCGTGCCCGCCTCGCACTCGCCGGCCACCTTGCCCGCGTCGTAGGCGATGCCGCCCAGCCAGGTGGTGAAGCTGGTCACGCTGCCGGTGGTGGCGATGAGCATCCCGCCGGCCGAGTACTTGTTCCAGGTGAAGCCGGAGAGCGCCGCGCCGGCCATGAGCGCCATGACGCTGGCCTGATAGTTGACGGCCGCCAGGTACGGGTGGGCGATGGAGCCGGTGGCCGACAGATCGACCGTACCCGCCTCGGCCGCCAGGTTGTGGTCGCGGATGAGGCCGATGGCGGTGGCCGACGACTGCTGGGCGAAGGTGTAGTCGTAGTGGGTGGCGAAGCCGGCCAGGATGGCGGCGGCCGTGTCGGTCGTCACCGTCAGCTTGGCCAGCGCCTTGCCGCGCTCCATGACGTAGGTCTTCTTGGGAATCCAGGGCGCGGCCGTGCGCTGCATCGTCCACTCGATCTCGACCCGCCACGGGGTGATATCGACGATGCGGCAGCCGACCCAGGCGCTGAAGCCAGTCGAGCTGATCAGGACCAGGTCGCCGATGCCGGCGTCGGTTAGCGCCACCCAGGCCGAGCCGCTCCAGACTTCGAAGGCGTGCTGCCCCGGCGAGGCCACCACGGGCGTCACCCGGATCAGCCCGTTGTCGAAGGCGCAGTGGGCCGCGCTGGCGAACTGGTGGTCGGGGCCGAAGACGCGCGTCCAATTGGCCGGCGTGGCGCTGCCGCCCGTGTCCCAGACCTTGCACTCGCCCCTGTTATAGTCGGCCGCGTCGAGGTGATAGGTCTTGGCGGTCGCGTCGCCGTAGATCGTCTGCGCCCCGTCGCTGCCGGAGAGCGACTGCAGGCCGGCCGCCGTCAGCTCGACCGCGCCCACCGGCTGGGCCACGCGCGGCGTGCTGGTGACGGCGAAGCCGTTGCTGATCAGCGTCGCCTGGGGCAGGATGCGCCGCACGACGTTGCCGCCCGCGCCCGAGCCGCCCAGCCGCACCAGCGTCAGGCTGACGACGATGCCGATGCTGACGCCGGTCTCGGGCGTGACGCGCGTCTGCACGTTGCGCAGCTCATACAGCCCGTCGTCCACGTCCATCTCGGTGCTGTCCACGAACACGCCGCCGGCCACCCGGCTCCAGTGGGCCAGCTCGTGCAGTTGCCGCTCGGCCACGCGCGCCAGGGCCAGCGTGCTGTGGCTGCGGCGGCTGATGAAGCCCGTCAGCGTCAGCGCGGGCGCCAGGGCGCCGTCGTCGGTCACCACCGTCGTCCGCTCGCGCTGCTGGATGGTCGTGATCGCGACGATGCCGCCGATGGAGATCATGCGTACGCCCTCGGGTTGACGCGCGTGCGCATCAGCGTGGCCAGGGGGTCGCCGACCGCCTGGGTGATGGCCTCGGTCGATTGGCCCCGCGCGTCGATGACGTTGTTGATGGTGATGGCCCCGCCGATGCCCATGCTGGTGAGTTTGGAGCCGCCGCCACCGCCCGGCGGAAGCGAGGACGCGCCGCCGCCGCCGCCACCGCCGGGCAGCCGGCTCAACCAGTCGCGGATGGCCCGTTCGCCGGCTCCGAGCGCCGAGCGCACGGCGTTCATGACGGCGTCGTTGATGCTGCTCCCGAAGCGCCCGATGCCGTCGCCGATGCCGGTGATCATGGCCTTGCCCAGCGCAAGCGCCGCCGTGCCCACCTTCCCGGCGCTCTCGCCGATCCAGCCCTCGATCTTCTTGAGGAAGTCGCCCAGCTTGGGCACGATATCGGCGATCGCCTCGCCGACCCACTTGATGGCGGCCGGCACCCACTCGGTGATGAACTTCTTGGCGATGTCCGCCTCCTGCTGGCCGATCCAGTTCAGGAGCCTGATCAGCAACTTGCCCAGCTCCAGCAGCAGCGGCGGGATCATCGGCCCGACCCACTGGATGAACTCCAGCCCCCACTTTGCCAGCACGGCCAGGATGGCGGGCACCTGCTCGGCCACCCAGCCCAGCAGACGCAGCGCCAGCCGCCCCAGTTCGGCCAGCAGCGGCGGGATGAGCGGGGTCACCCAGGTGATGAAGCGCTGCCCCCAGTCGAGCAGGGTGGCGATCAGCTTTGGGGTGAAGGTGGTGATGTGGGCGATGGCGGCGTCCAGCGCGCCGGCCAGGTCGCCGCTCAGCACCTTCTTGACGATCTCGGCGAAGGACAGGAACATCGGGATGACGATGGTCTGGAAGAAGCTGGTCAGGGCGGTGAAGACCTCCATCACGCCCTGCGCGCCGTCCGGCCCGATCAGTGCCGTCAGCACGCCGCGGAACTTCTCCACGTCGCCGGCGCCGGTCGCGAAGAAGGCCAGCGCCTGCGAGACGGCCGCGCCCAGGTCGGGCAGGATGTCCATAAGCGGCTGGAAGAAGGCCGCCACGTCGCCGGCCACGCTCGACAGGATGCCGCTCAGCCACTCCAGGGCCGGGCCGAGAAGGTCGGAGATGCCGCCCGCGAAGCTGCCGACCCACTCCTGAATGACCGGCAGCATGTCGGCCAGCGTGCGGGCGAGCGTCGAGAAGATGGGCAGGAGCGCGCTGCCGATGCTCTCCTGGATCTCGCCCATGGCCAGTTCGGCCTGCTCGAACTGGCCGGCGGTGCTCTTGGCGTAGGCCTCCGACTGACCGGCGAACTTGGCCTGCACGGCCGCCAGCGCCTCGGCCTCGCTGGCGCCCTCCTTGATGTTGATGCCGAGCTTCTTGAAGGTGTCAACGTTCTCCTCGTTGACCTTGCCGACGAGCTTGCTCGCCTGGGCCAGCGGGATATTCGCCCCGCGCGCGAGGTCGAGCGCGACCTTCTGGCGCTTGAGCGCCTCCTCGCTGCTGCCCGTGGCCGTGGCCAGGAACTGGAAGCTGTCGCGGATGTCGTCGTCGGAGAAGGCCAGCTTCTGGCCGGCGGCGATGGCGTCGTTGACGGCGCCCGACATCTGGTCAAAGTCGCCGGGCAGGTTCCGCAGGGTCTGCTGGAGGCGGGCCGTGGCCTTCTCATCCTCGGCCGCGCCCTTGGCCATGTCGATGAGCTGGCCCGGCAGTTGGGTCAGGGCATAGCCGAGCGCCGCGCCGCCGGCGATGGAGGCGATGCCGCCCAGCGCCGAGCCCACGGCCTTCAGCGGCGAGGTGACGGCCGACCCGGCCGCCGTGCCCACGCCCTTGATGCTATTCCCCAGCTTGGTGAAGGCGCCGGCCACGGCCTGCTCGCCGGTCATGCCGAGGCTGATGGTCAGCGGCGCGCTAGCCACGGCGCTGCTCCTCGCTCATGAGGCCGAAGACCTCCTCGACGACATCGCCGGGCGTCGCCATGAGGTCGGACCAGCTCCACCCCATGTAGCGGCAGGCGCGCAACAGGTTGCGCGTCACCTCGACGCCCCACGCGCGTTTTTTGCGCTTGTCACCGCCGCCGCGTGCGCGTTGATGGCCGCCTCCATCTCGTCGACCGTCTCCGGGTCGAGCGAGAGCAGCGTGGTCCGGTTGAGCGGCACCGGTCGGTCGTCCGCGTCGCGGAAGCTCCAGTCGACCAGGTACAGCTCGATGAGCGTCTGGCGCAGCAGGAACGGGTTGAGCTGGATCTGCATATCCTCCAGGCTCATGTCCCGCTCGATGGCCAGCGGCTGCATGCTGGCGATCCTGAGTTGCTGCTGCTCGCCGTAGTCCAGCTCAACCTTGACCTCGATCCAGTCGCCGTCGCTCAGGTCCAGGCGCGCGGTGCCCGGTTGGATAAACCGTTGCTTGCTCACCCCTCTGCCTCTCCACTACAGGTGCTCGAAGGCGCCGATCGCCTCGATGACGGCCGTCGTGCCGTCGTGGTGCAGGTGCACGTCGCGCCAGCGCCAGATGCGCTTGCCCAGGTGCAGCCGGAGTTCTTTCGCCTGCGGCCCGTCGAGGTAGACCGGGTTGGCATCGGCCAGGGCGGCCCGGATAGTCCAGTGCTCGCCGTCGACCGAGGCCGACCAGTCGCGCAGGCCGGACGCCACCCGCCCGCCGACGCGCACCTCGCCGGTCGCCCCGGACGCGCCCGTGAACATCTAGAAGTTAAAGCCCCAGGCGCCGTTGGCGGCCAGGCTGCCGGAGATCTTGACCGCGTCCGCCACGCCGGTGGACATGGACACATCGGCCCAGGCCGGGCCATAGGCGTACTTGGTGGCGGCGGTGGTGGCCGGGTAGAGGTAGGCCTTGCAGCCATCCGAACTCTGGCTGGCGGTGAAGACGGTGCTGTCGGTGTCGTTCCAGAAGCCCTCGAAAGTGACGGCCACGTCGCGCAGACCTTGAACATACGTTTTGTTCGTGTCCCCAAACGATGTGGTTTCCACCCGGTCGGTGGCGAGGCTCAGCTCCCAGGCGGACAGGTTGGCGACCGGGCTGGCCGTGCCCGCGGCGGTTGTGGACAGATATAATCGTCCTGCCTTCCCATGGTAGACTGCCATCAGATTACCCCTTTTCCCGTTGTGCTATAATCCCTGGCAGGAAGCGGAAATATGGAGGTCTGCCGTGGGATTATGCGAGTGCGGTTGCGGCGGTGAGGTTGCCGAGAAGCGGCGGTTCTTGCATGGGCACTGGTCGCGAAGCCCAGAGAACCGAGCGATGCGCGAAGCCATGCGGAAGCCGGTGGAGCCGCCCAATCCATCCGGTTTGTGCATGTGCGGCTGCGGCCAGCCGACCCCGATTGCGACGAGGTCAAAGCCGCATCGTGGCGAGTTCGTCGGTCATGCGCATCGCTACCTCCCTGGCCACCGCCTGAAGGGGCAGCGAGGGGAAGATGCCAACGCCTGGAAGGGTGGTCGGTGGGTGGTGCCGAAGGGGTACGTCTACTTGCTGCGGCCGGACCACCCGGCGGCCACTGCAGATGGTTATGTGCTGGAGCATCGGTTGGTGATGGAGGATGTGCTGGGGCGGTACCTGCGACCGGAGGAAATCGTCCATCACCGCAACACCGAGAAGGGAGACAATCGACCGGAGAATCTGGAGGTGATGACGCAAGCGGACCATGCTCGGCTGGAGGCAATTCATCACATGCTCGCGCCCACGCCTGAAGGTCGGTCGGAGCGTGCCCGGATTGCTGGTCGCCTCGGCGCGGCAGCACGATGGGGGAAACCGGAAGCATCGTCATGATCAGTCGGCCATCACGCCGGCCAGTGCCGGGGATTGGCGCACGATGGCCGGCGCGAGTTGCTCGACCACCTGGCGGGCGCGCGCGTCGAAGGTGTGCGGCAGGACGCTGGCCCAGGCTGCTCGCGCCAGCTCGCGGCGCGTGTCGTCGTCGGCCAGCGCGGTGTGGAGGAGTGACTGGAGGCCGGCCGCATCGGCGAAGGTCCAGACCGCCCCGCCGAAGAGGTCGGTGACCTCCGGCCTGATGTCGCTGACCTGGAAGGTGCCGCAGGCGGCCAGCTCGTAGGCGCGCGGGTTGAGCGACTCGCCGGTCGTGACATGCTGGCCGCTGGTCCACTCGGCCGTGGAGCGGAAGAGGTTCAGGCCGACCTTCGCCCGGCGATAGAGGGCGGCGGCCATGGCGTTGTCGGTGGCGCCGCCGCGCAGGTGCTGGCGCAGCTTCGAGCGGCTGGAGAGCAGGCTGGTGTGGCCGTAGATGCCGAGGTCGATGCCGGTCCAGTCGACCGCCGACAGCAGCGCTATCCGCTCGTGGAAGAGCGTGCCGACGAAGACGACATCGTGACCGTGGACGAAGGCGTCGCCGGGCTGCTCCTCGGGCGTATGGCGGGTCGTGTCATAGGCGGCCGGCAGGTAGTGCACCCTCGGGTTGAACGGGCGCAGCGTGGCGACGCTCGTGCGCTCCTGCGTCCAGCAGACATCGGCCAGGTGGGCGATGCGCGCCTGCCGGGCGTCGTCGTACGGGCTCTCGGTGAAGATGAGGCCGGTCGGGATGCGCGCCCGCCTCAACAGAACGAGGGCGTCGGGGTGCAAATACATTGCTGATATTATTAGCACCGCATCGACATTCAAGGTCAGCGCCCTGGGGACGATGTCCTCACAGGCCTTCTCGATGACGGTGACGGCGCCTGGTTTCTCCAGCTCCGGCATGGTCCGCCTCGACCGTCGCCAGACCGCGTGCAGCCAGTGCCCGGCCTGGGCGATGCGCTTGGAGAGGTCGTAGGTGCTGACCAGGTGGCCCTGGCGACGAAGGGCGGCGACCAGGCCGTCGTGCACGTCGGACACGCTGACGTCCGCTCCAGGGTGGACGACTAAGAACCTCATCCGTATGCCGCGCCCAGTTCAGCATCGGTTGGTTCCGCCTCTGCCTGTTCGTCCGCCTCGCAGGTCTCGCACACAAATGGCGCGTCGCCGGCAAGCAGGCGATGGCAGACCAGGCAGGTGGTCACCGGCCCCTCGATGGTGATCCAGTTGAGCCCGGTGGCCGGGTCGTACTCATGGGTGACGGACATCACCACAGCCTCCCCATGACGCGCACATCGCCGTTGAGCCGGTCGCACTCCAGGGTCACGATGGGCAGGTGAGCCAGCCAGGCCAGCAGCGCTAAGGGACTGATGTTGCGGTAGTGCTCCCCCGGTCGCAGCGGCCCGCCATCCGCGCCGCTGTGCTCGGCCCGGCCCGGCCCGGCCGCCGTGATGATGAGCAGCCCGCCCGGCCTGGCCATCCTCACCAGGTTGGCCACCACATCCTCGGCGCGGGGC